AGTGAGCCAACTCTTCTCACCAGGCTTCGCTGCAATCGAGTTGCGGAAAGATTCTCCAGCAATCGAAACGTTCTTCATCTTGCCCGTGAGCTTCAGAGTCTTCTCATCCAACGTTCCCATAGCTACAGCTGTATTGGCCAATGCACGTTGGAAAACTGTACCACCCATACCTGCATTGACAACCGAGTTCCAGTCTTGCAGGCTGACGCGACCTGATGCAATAGCTTGAGAAAGCTGATACATAGCTGTCGAGGCCTGCTCAGCACTCGAGCCCGAGAGAGCAGCAAGGTTTGCGATACCCTTAATGGCTCCTGTAGCTGTTTCCAGATCAACACCGGCAGCCGTGAAGGTACCGATATTCTTCGCCATCTGGCTGAAGTTATAGATCGTCTTGTCGGAGTAGTCATTTAGCTGCTTGAGTGCAGCATTGACATCCTTCAACTTCGCACCAGAAGCCTGGGTATTGGCAAGAATTGTCTGGACGGCATTCAGGTTCGTCGTATACTCTGAGAAACCAGCCTTAAGTGGATCCAGAGTAAGTGCTTTTACAAATCGTCCACCAGCTCTGACAGCCTGAGCACCAAGATTGGCCAGAATACCAATAGCTACAAGATGGAAAGACCTGAGTTTGTTACTAACCTGATCGATACTCTGACCAACTTTACCGAGCTGGAAATGACCAAAGGCTCTACTGACGGCCTCAATGCCCTTACCTGCTTCAGGAAACTTGAGAGAGCTCTTGAGCTTATCGAGTGCTGCGATTGTCTTGTTCACACCTTGTTCGAACTTACTCGACTCAAAACTCATCGCAACGACTTTGTCATCGATAGTCGCCACTAGATTCTAGTCACCTCCCTCCATGCTTCGGCTACGATTTGGTCAAATATAGGTCGAATTGCAGGCATAATGTAGTCTCTACCTTGTACATATCCGCCTGTACCCGTACCATGTCCATACTGAAGAATAACTGCAATCGGTACTCCATCCTCAACATGGCTGTTATGCCATCGAATAGAGTAATATCCAGGTCGTTGCACAACAGTGAATGACCAGGATGCTGCAGTCAGACCGGATTCAAGAGGTGTAGCGTTCGACAAGGCGTTTACACCTAAAGATCCGTACTTATTGAGAACAGTAAGTCGTTCAGCATCTTTCAATCGTCTAAGATATTGCTCAGTCTTGTTGAATGATCCTTTCTGTGTAATAGTGATCATGATTATTCCGCAGTGAGACGAATAATTACGACACCTTTGCTACTAGATCGTCCATATATTGTAGGAAGACCATTCAGAGGCGAAGCCTTGGCTCCACTGGCGTCTCCAGGGATGATGGCTGCTGCTCCGCTAGCTGAGTCATTACTTGGAGAATCTCCCGGACCATAGACCGATGTATCGCCAGGATTGTACGAACCACGTCCTCCGGATGTGCCCGCATTGCACGTAACACCACCATATTTTCCGACGCCACCCGCACCTCCGCCACCGCCTTTTCCAAGGTTATTAGCGATGGTTCCATCAGTCCCAGCTGTACCTGGAGTTCCCGGACCAGTTGCTGATGGAGTACCAGCAACTCCGCCAGGAGCTCCGCCACCGGCAACAGTTCGATTTCCTGATCCACCTTCACCACCGTGAGCCTGTGTAGTGATTGTTGTGGAATTGGATTGAACGCGCTTTCCTCCCTTACCTCCTGATGCTCGGCAAGTATTGGTATTGAATGCCGAAATTCCTCCATCACTACCATCAGAAGTAAGAACAGGATCACTAGCATGACTGTTTCCCGGAATACCTGCAATACCTACTTGCACATAGACATCTGTCGGAAGAGCTGATAAAAGACCACGAACTCGATGATATCCACCACCACCACCAGCACCACCGTAACTTCTGATTAATGTACCGGTATTCGCCGTATCAATACCCCCGCCTCTTCCTCCACCTCCACCGATACAAATCACATCGAAATGTGTGTATCCAAGATCGATATAATCCTGTGGATAGAAATATTGATTGGTTATAAGCGTCAAAAGTACTGGCTCAGGACGAACGAGACTTCCAGCGAGTTCGAATCTCATTTTAACCGTCCAAAGCTACGATATATGGCACAAAAACCGTTGGTTGGACATTTTCGTGAGCTCCATTACCACCTTCGAAAACAATGACTGATTGAGCCGGAGTCAAGTTCGGTGCATCTCCTTGCAGCATAGTCTGAATTATTGATTTATAAGGATAACCCGCCCCAGCATTACCTGATCCCTGTTCAAGTCCATGCCCATGACTTGGCATTTCAGGAATTGTGAGAATATGAGTCTCTTCACCCGTCTTTGCTGCAATGGTAATCGCTACCGAACGAGTCATACGATTTGCTCGAGAACCGTCAGGCATCTGATCAAGACCGACTGGAGTTAGGCCTCGAAGATCTGGTACTCTAAAATTTGCTCCGCCAGGATCACTGGCACCATGAGCGGTACGCCACTGTGTGGCAATATTGGCGGCAGCTAAGGGGTGAGAAGAGACAGGATATACAGCTCCATCGGCCCATACCCATCTACCATATGAGCCAATTGCAGGAAGTGTAAGACCGGACCACATTCGTACTTCACCTGGAATTGCACTAAAACCTGCTGGACCTGCCGGACCAGTCGGACCTGCTGGACCAACTACAGGACCCGCATCAATTGTCGAACCATCTTGCTTGGTAAGAATTAGATTATTACCGACTATATCTCCATCGACAACTGAAGCAGCTTCAATTTCCAACATTCTTTCCGCAGTAAGACCTGTAATAGTAGCCATTTCACCTCCTTAGTCTAGCTCGCCGATATTTGTGGACGAAACTTCGTATGTATCTGCATCCAAATATGTAGCGTCAACTCCATTGATCTCAAATGTGGTCTCATCAGTCATGTTGATAAATGTATCTGACTCATCGATAGCAGACCACGTACCATCTCCATGATCCACAATGAGAAGAGCGCCACGATATCCGAAATATTCGCCAATTTCTGAAAGCGGCGGGAGACTAGGACCTGTTGTATCCGTTCCGTAGAGCTTTGCCTCCAACAAGGCTAGAATTTCTGGAGGTGTATCTCTTGAATCGATTGTGACATGAACTGTTGGTCTAAATTTAGTAAGTTTCTGCGGAGTTCCGGTCAACGACCAACTAAATTCAACAGGTTGAAGCGCTGAATCAGTCTCAGTCTCATAACTATAGGAATCTGGATTAGCTAGAAGATTATAAAGAATGTGAATTTTGTAAGCATAATCCGTACCTTCTAGAGGATTTCCAATGTTGGTTCGATATGAAAGACTGAAACTTTTTGGAGGTTGTTCATATGCATCAAATCCAGGAGCAACATTACCGATTCCATTAACCCGATCGAATTCTTCTGGATACGTAAATACTTTGAGCTTGCCAATAAAATCTCCAGGAGTGAGATTTTCCAAGTACTTTACTCCATCAAGGAAGAACGATTTCAATTCTGAGTTGGATGATTCTTCGACAGCGATAATACCATTCCAAGGTACTACGACACCATCGTTCAGATAAAGTACGGCGTGATCGATACCAGAATAATAAATTCGATCTTCGACTTCATCCCAAGTAAGGACGGCCATGTCACCCCCTTTCTAGCCTTTAGTGCCAAGTTGTGCCCTTCTCTGAGCATTAAGTTCTCGATTCCTGGCCGCAATCTCAGAGCGACTCATCTTCTTCGGCTTTGCCTGCTTGATGTTGCAGACTCGGATCAAAGTAAACAGCCGATTAAGATGCCAATGTTCACATTCAAACGGAATCTGAAAGGTAATCATCCAGTAGTAAACTAACTCAGCTGTGATGACATCTCGAGAAGCTGGAGCACCAGGAGATTCACTAAACCAAGTAGCAGTCATCTTGGCATCGATATAGCTATTAATGGCCTCGATATTATCTTCAGAAAGTTTGAGAAAAACTTCCTCAGGGACGTTTGGGGTCAACGTCATAGCCTTGATGTAACCGATGACTTCTTCGGTTGTTTTCTCGCCCTTACCCAAGAAAGGTTTTTCGTACTCTGCCTCCCATTTTGACAGTGAGACCAGAGAATGCTCTAACTCCAAAGTAACGTCGTTTCTAGTGACGAACTCTTGCGAGGTTTCGTCGAACATTTCGACACCAGGAACTACAATAGTGAGCATTCCCTAGCCTCCAGTCTCATTTCACGGTCCTGCAAACAGCGCGATGACCTCATCCGGCATGGGAAGAGCCGCATCGACAGCTCCAGCACCATACAGAAGAGCCTCGAGTGAGGCCAGGTCAGTCGGATCGACTTCCGTGGAATCGATCACAATAAGTGAAGTCGGCTTGTAATCGGTTACCGGAACTGGAGTAGTCGTGACTTCCCAGCTGAATGCAATGGCTTCCGGGGAGTCGTTGATAGTAGCGTAGGCCTTTTCTGACGGAGCGGCCTGACACCCGTAGACCAGATGGAGCTTGTAGCCATGATCCGTTCCGTCCACATCGTTGCCGACCTGAGTCCTGTACGACAGACCGAACATCTTTCGACCCTGCTGTCCAACCGCAACACCCGGCGACGGAAGAGCTGTGCCATCGCACTCGGCAAATTCGTCGGGATACGTAAACGCCTCGATCGTTGCGCCGAACTCCTCAGCCGAAATGAGGTTCAGATACTTGATGTTGTCAGCATACTGAGCAGACGGTTCTGCACCGGACGGCGATTCAGTAACAGTCGTGAGACCATTCCAAGCGAAACCATCGGCGTAAACACCCGTAGCATCCGGAATGTATAGAACACCATGGTCTACACCGGTTTCATAGAACCTCTCGCCGACCTGGTCCCAAGTCAAAGGGGCCATTGTCTTCCTTTCCTTTAGAAGTATACGTTAAACACATCGTGATTTAGATTATCGACGGTATAAAATCGATTAAATA